GAACCCTCGCCGACCAAAAGAAAGCAAAGGACGAAGAAATGCGCAAGGCGCAATCCGACGAACTCGAAAAACGTGCCGCAAGCCTTAAAGCGGGTAAATCCGTAACAATGGAATTGCGTGCCGTGGCGTCCACTTCTACCGCGCTCGGCGTTGGTGTGGCGAATGACATCACGCCCCCGTTTGAACAGGTCGGCACGCTTGATAAACTCGTCAATAACACACACCTTGAAGGCGCGGGGTGTGAAAGTTATAAAAAACCTTTCACGAAAAGTTACGGCGAGGGCGTAATTACGGCGGAAGGAACTGCTCCCGCGTCGAACGCCGATCCGTCTTTCGGATACGCCAACATCAACAAAGTAAAGATTGTTGCGTATTGCGAAGTAAACGAAGAAGTCGAAAAATTGCCCGCCCCGCAGTATATGGCTGAAATCAACAAGGCAACGTTGGGCGCGTGGTATAAGAAAGTCAACTCGCAGATTGTCAAAGGCAAAGGCTCGGCGGGTAGCGGCAACGAGGAGTTGGTTGGTATTATCAACGCCCCCGCAAGCACCATTGAGGCGGCGCAAAGAAAAACGATTGCGACGGTTGACGAAAATACGCTCGACAACATCATTTTTGATTACGGCGGCGACGAAAGCGTCGAGGGCGACGCGGTGATTTTGCTCAACAAACTCACCTTAAAAGAGTTTGCGAAAGTAAAAGGAACGGACAAACGCCGTGCGTATGACATCGTTATCAAAGGCGACCGCGGTACGATAAACGGTATCCCGTTTGTTTGCACGAGCAACCTTGCGTCTTTCGCCACCGTTGCCGACGGCGATCCGTACATCATTTACGGAAAACTTGCGGGGTACGAACTTGCGTACTTTACCCCGGTTGACGTCGCAAAATCCACCGACTACAAATTCAAAGAAGGCGTTATCGCGCTTAAAGTTACGGGGTTTGTCGGTGGCGCGCCTGCAATGTGGAACGGTTTTATGACCGTACAAAAGAAGGCGAAATCGTCCTAATTTGCTTTTAAGCGGGTTTGTGTCAAATAACTAATGTATTGCCGACAAGCGGCAGGAGGTCAAAATGGAAGAAATTGACAAGATTTTATACAAGTTGGGTTATTACGACGCCGACCCGCTCAAAAAACAAGAAGTGCAGGACTACATCGACGAGTCCGTTGAATTTATGAAAAGTGCGGGCGTTCCCGAAAAACAATTAACGTCGTCAACGGCTTACGTTGTAAAAACGATATGGGCGGACGCGCGCGACGCAGGAAAAGAGGACACGCTTGTTAAAAAAGACGGAATGATTGTTGCGCTTATATCGCAAATGAGGCGGTCGAAATGAGTATGCAAGAAGTATCAAGGCGTCGGACGCTTATAAAATTCGCCGTGCAAAATTCGGTTTATACGGCGGGTGTCGGCAACGAAACAAAATACGAAACAATAAAAGTGAAAATCGGTTGCGACGAATACGGAAACGAAATCAAGACGGATTGTTTTTATTGTGAGTGGCTCAATAGTTATGGCAACAATGCGATACAGCAACAGGCGGACGGGCTTATTTGCCCGGCTCGTGTTCGTATGAGATATGTAAAAGCCGTTTACGACGCGTTGACAACGAAAGATGTTATCGTTTTCAAAAACGGCGTGATCGACGACGCGCACGCGTTCCGTCTTACTTCGTCGCCCGATAATTACCTTGAAAACAATAAGATGTTAGAGTTTCAAGTAAAGAAATACGAGGTTAAATAATGAACGTAAAAACGGACGTGCAAACAAAACTCGATAATTGCTTATTGCAATACGGGATATTGTCGCACCATATACGGCGCATAAAAACCGATAAAATCGAGGGGAAATCCGTTCGCGTAAACAATGACGAGTATGTCGTGTATCGGCTTTCGTGCAACCCGAAATCATACGGCGACGGAAACACGTTGCTTACAAAGCGTTATATCGACGTTACGTATTATTACTCGTATGAAAAGAACGATCCGCGGACGGTGGCGGCGGAAAAGCGCGTACAAGACATTATAAACGCGTTTGTTGCCGACAAACGGTATCGCGTTGTAAACGGACAAAGTGATTTGCCCGACGTAGACAACGAATACCGCGGAATAAACGTTGAATTTTCTTTTATCGGGGCGGCGGGCGATGTCTGAAATTAACATACAAGACATATCGAAAGCGATTGACGACATTTTAACCGAGTATTTGCACTCGTCCTTCGACGTAAGGCAAAAAGCGGTACAGGCGGGCGCGGAAAAATTCAAAGAAAAAATCGAAACGGTTACGCCCCGCGATACGGGCGAAATGGCGCGATCGTGGAAGATTAAAACAAAGTATCCCGACGTGCGATACGTCGGCAATACAAGAGTTGCAACGGGCAAAGTAAGGCGAAAAAGCAAAGGCGGCAAAAAGGGCGAGGCGCGTAGCGGCGTTCCGCTTTCAAATGTTTTGGAATATTCCGAAAAATCGCCGTACAAAGGTTTTATCCGAAATTGCTTTGACGGTTGCGAGCAGGAAATTTTCAACACAATCAAAAATACCTTAAACAATAACGGAGGAAATTAAAATGTCCGAAAATAAAACACTCGTGCGCTTTAATATTCAAAACGCAAAATATGCGTTACTTAAAAGCGGCGGAACGTATGACACACCGATTGACCTCGGCACGTCAACAAAAATTGCATTGCAACGCGACGCGTCGGTTAAAAAGATTTACGGCGACGGTCGCCGTATCGCCGCAATCGTCAACGACAAGGGCGAAACGGGAACGCTTACGCAAAACAATATAAACGACGGGTACGAAGTCGCAATGGGGCGTAAGTTGCAAACGGCAAACGGGCTTGCAAGTATCAAGCAAACGAAAAATATCACGCACGCGTTGTATTTTGAAACGTGCGGATATGCCGAGGACGGCTCAATGCCCGTTGCTAAAACGTGGCTTTACGGCGTTACTTCGTCCGCCCCGTCGGAAAATTACGACCAAAACACGGACGACATCAACGAGTCCACGTTTGATTTACCGCTTGAAATCGTCGGCACGAACCTTATGTTGTCGGACGGAACGGCAAAGTATAAAGACGACAAGGGAAACGAAGTAATTGTAACGCGTCTTACGGTTTACCCCGGCGACGCGGATTATGACACTTTCGGTAATTCCGTACCCGTTCCGAAAATGGCGAAGTAAGGCAGGGTAAGACAAAATGATAAAAACGACTTTACCGATTGTTGAAAAAGCAATCGAAAACGATAAACTCGTTACGGTAAAAAAGACGATTGACGTTAAAATCGACACGTCAATTTTCGCCGAGGAACGTTGGGAGAGCAACTTCCCTCAAAACGCAAGTCGCGAAACGTTATTTGCATACGTCGAGCGTATCAAAACGGACGGGCTTAACGATAAGGCGCATATTTTATCGAACTTAAAAGCGTTGTATTGTTTTATCGAAGGCGACGCTATTCCCGACTTCAAATCATTTTGTCAGATGTTCGATATTGCCGACGGCGAGTATCTGAACGAACTCACAAACAAAATGCGGGTGGTGTTCGATATTGCATTGAACGGGAGCGCGGTAACGCAAAAAAACTTATAACGCACAGTCAAGCATTGTTGCGCCTTTACGATAAGTTTTCCAAAGGGCAAGGCGAAAGGCGCAATAACTTGATTGTGCCGCGCGTTATAACGATAATGCAAAAATGCGTTGAGCATAACATACAAACCGCATTTATCGAAAAATTGCATTTTAACGATCTTTACGTGTTGATTTTGTCGCTTGATATATCGAAAATGCGTCAAGCATTGAAAGAAAAGCAACGGCAAAAAGAAAAACAACGCGGTATAAACGTCGTCGATGTAAACCCCGGCGACGCGGTGAAATTCTTAAAAGGGGGCGGCGGATAATGGCTGGCAGTATAAGAGGGTTGACCGTAAAAATCAGCGCGGACGCAACCGAATTTAAGAAAGAAATAAACGCCGTCCGAAAAGACTCGAAATCGGCGCAGGCGGAATTGACCGCATTGCAAAAGAGCCTACAACTTGAATTTGACGGCGAAAAATTCGCCCGTGCGCAAAAAGTCGCGCAAGAGGCAATCGACAAAACGGCACAAGAGGCGGAAATGTTGCGCACCCGCCTTAAACAACTCGAAGAAAGCGGCAATGTTGACACGTCCGAATACAGGAAAGTGCAAACAGAACTTGCACAAGCCGAAACAAAAGCGCAACAATTACAAGAAAAACTCAAAGAATTAAACAACCTAAAATTTGACAAACTCGCAAACAACGTAAAATCCGTCGGCGATAAGATACAAGGCGTCGGAAAGGCTTTAATGCCCGTTTCCGTTGCGGCGGCGGGTGCTATAACGGGAATAGCGGCTCTCGGCGTTAAAACCGCCTCAACGGGCGCGGAACTTGACGATCTTTCGCAACGCCTCGGTATATCCGCCGAAAAAGTACAGGAATTGAAATACGTCGCCGCGCAGGCGGGTGTAGATTGGGAGGTTTACAATAAGGGTATTATAAAGGCTCGTGCCGCTTTACTCGATTTATCGTCGGGTATAAGCAATAATACGACAAAAGCGGTGCAATCGCTTGGAATATCCCTTGAAAACTTTTCGTCGCAGGAAGAAATGATCGACGGCGTAATGACTGCGCTTGCAGGGGTAAAAGATAAAACCTTGCAGGCGGCTTACGCTAACGAAATTTTCGGTGATAAAATTGCAAACGAAATGTTGCCTTACCTAAACGCGGGTGCGGAAGAAATACAAAAATTCAAAAGCGAATTTGAAGGAATGTCGTATCTGACGAACGAGCAAGTAAAATCGCTTGCCACGCTTGACGACACGATTTATTTATTAAAACAATCGCTTTCAAACGTTGTTTTGCAAATAGGCGCGTCATTATCGCCGCTTATTCAATCTCTTACGGAATATGTCAATGCGAACGTAATACCGATGTTGCAACGGCTTGCGGATTGGTTTAACAGCCTTACCGTCGGGCAACAAGAACTCGTAATCAAAATACTGCTTGTAACGGCGGCTCTTGCGCCGCTTGCAACGGGTATCGGTAAAATCGTTTCGCTTGTTGGAAGTATAATCAAAATATTGCCGCAACTCGGCGCGGCGTTTTCCGCGCTTGAGGCACACCCGATCGTTTTGATAATTGCGGCGATTGCGGCGGTATTATTGATTTTGTACACGCAATGCGAGGCGTTCCGCGAAAGTATAAACAACCTTATCGGCACGCTTACGAGTGCGTTGCAACCTATTCTCGACGTTATAATCGGGCTTATAAGTAAAATAATGTCGTTGCTTACACCGATTATCACGCTTATCGGCGAAAACCTTGCGTCGGCAATCAATATGATTATGGAAATATTGTCGCCCGTGCTTGAAATGGTGTCAACGTTGCTTGAATTGCTTTCACCGCTCCTTGACGTTTGTATAATTCCTTTAACCGTCGCGCTCAATGCCTTAAAAGTGCCGTTGCAAATAATCGGGCAACTTTTGAATTGGCTAACGCCTTTATTCGAGTTTTTCGGTAAAGTCGTAACAAGCATTTTTAAGGGCGTTATTTGGATTGTAAACAAAGTGCTTGGCTGGGTAGAGGACGCGGTAAATTGGTGCATAGGAATTATAAATAAACTTATTGACGGTATAAACTCCGCGCTCGGTTGGCTTGGCGTAAATATTGCGCATATCGGCGAAGTAAAACTGCGGCTTGATACGTCGGACGTTGAAAATATAGACGACGTAAACGCCGTCGTAAAGGAAACGCAAGAAAGCAATCAAACGGGCGGCGGCACGGTTTACGACCAAATCGGCGCAGATACCGCGTCGGGCGACACGTACAATTACGATTATAGCAAAACGGAAAAGACGCAAAACGTTACCGTTGTAATCGAAAATTACGCAAAGGAAGTTGACGTTGACGATCTTGTCGAAAAAATAAACGTAAAATTAGCGGAGGCAATGTAATGCGTAAATTTTATTTACATACTTTCGACAAATCAATAACTTTCGACTTAAACACCGAAAAAGCCCTTGCCGCCGAGCCGCAGGGGCTTGGAAACGGTTTCGCGACGTCTTACAAGGAAAGCAACGACGGCAACCATTTAACGAACGTAAAGCCGTCGTTTGATCCTATCACGTTAAAAATATATTTTAATGCCGACGGCTCGGACGGATACGGTAACTATAAAAGTCTTTTGACTTTTTTATCCGCTTGCGGGAAGTCGGATTTTTTATTTGAATACGACGACGGCATTACCGATAAATTTTGCGACGTTATTTTGAAATCAATTACAAAAACCGAAATATCGTCGGAAGGTTTATTTTGCGAAACGCTTACGCTCGAGCGGCAAACGTATTGGTTTGAAATTATCGAGGACTCGTTTATTTTTGGCAAATCGGAACTTGATCCCGTGTTCCCGATGTCGTTTCCGTTTGGATTTTCGGGGGCGTTATTCAATAGCGAACATAAAGCGAGAAACGACTTCTTTTCGCCTGCCCCGCTCAATATTACGATAAGTGGCAACATTTTTTACGGGCTGAACATCTACATTAAATCGCTTGCGGGTGAAATTATATCGCAAATAGATTTTCAGTCAGAACCTGCCGCGGGGGCGGTAGTTACGATAAACGCGACAAAAAAGAAAATAACGGTAACGCAAAACGGCGTATCTACAAACGGATATGATTTAACGGATAAAACAAAGCAATCGTTTTTATATTTGCCGCAGGGCGAGTATTATATCGGCGCGAATATCTCGGCAAGCACAACGGGAAAAATCGAAGTGTCGATACGGCGTTATTTATACGATTAAGGAGGGCGGCGGCAATGTATATCGCACTATACAACGAAGAACAAAAGCACGTCGCAAACGTAACTTACGCAACGTATGAATTGACGGAACGTGTTTACGACGCGGACGGTTTTTCCGCCGAAGGCGTCTGCGAAGATACGACGACCGATACAAAAATCGCGGTATTGAACGACGACGCGGGCAATTATAAATACGCGTGTTTTACCGACGGAATTACGGTTGACGGTAACAAACAAACCGTAAAAGGGAAAGACTTAAAAACATTATGGGATACCGAGGTTTTGTTGGATTGGACGACGAGTTTTAACGGAAAATTGTCGGCGATATTCCAAAAGGTCAAAACGGCGGTGTTTGACGGTGTGGATACCGCGGTAAACAAAATCCCCGTCGAGGTAATTATTCCGACGGACAACACGGTTACAACCGCTTTATTTGGCGATTATACGGGGCAATACAAGATTACGAACGCTTACAAGTTTTTGAAGGGGTATCTGAAATATTACGGATACAACATAGAAACAAAATACGATGTGGCGGCGGGTAAAATAATTTTTACGTTCGCAAAGCATACGGACGCGTTAAGTGTAAATTTAAGCGATTTTTTGTACGAGTTGACAACCACGTCGAACGCGGTAAATAAAGCCGTTGCAACAATCAAAGGCTCACTCGGTAGCGTGTCGCAAACGGTGTACTATTACATCAATAGCGATAATCAAATCGTTTCGTCAACGGCGGCAGGAAATATTCAAAAACGCGTTTATCCCGTAAAAACAAAATGGTTTGAGGCGGAATACCTTGCCGACGCGCAAACGGACGCAATATCGGAATTGGCAAACAATCGCTACGTCGATAATATCGTTATTGATAATAGCAAAGTGCGCGATCCGATAGATTTTGCGCCGTATCCGCTTTACACAAGCGTTTCGCTTTATTACAACGGAAAATTATATAAAACGTTGCCGATAAGCGAAAAAACGACAACGCTTTCCGCAAGTGGAGAGCAAACGAAGATAAAACTCGGATTTAAGAAAATTCTTTTAACGGAAATTATTAAAGGATAGGAGGCAAAAGTATGTCATTAAAACCCGTAACGTTTCAAGGTGCGGAAAACTTCAAGGCGAATTTATATGCGTTGGAAGTGCGGTCGAGGTTTGTGGATCAAGGCAAGGCGGACGGATATTATGCCGGATACGGCAACGAACTTTCAGCGACCGTTGCGAGCAACACAATAAAAATCGGGAGTGGCGCGTTCGTTGTGCAGGGGCGTATGTGTGAAGTCGAAAATTCCGAAAGCGTTTCCGTTGTTATTGAAAACGGAAAATACGGAGTAATTATTGCACGTATCGAAACAAAACCTACAACGAATGGTGTAAACTTTTCTATCATAGCGCGCACGGGTGTGAGCAAAGACGCATTAAAAGCGGCTTTAACGCAAGAAAACACGTATCAATATTCGTCAGAAACAACAAACAAAGTTTACGAACTCCCACTCTATTATTTTTCGATGTCAAACGGCGCAATTACGCTCGGCGCAAAAGAAATTACAGCAATTAAAGAAATTACCGATATAAACAACGCGGCTAAAAACGCGGTAAATATCGCGCAAACTGCGTCTGCAACGGCGTCGGCGGCAAGTAAAATTGCGGGAGAGGCGAAAACTGCGGTCGCGGCATTGCCGCAACATTTATATTGTCATTACATAATGATTGATAAATATAAAGTTTTTCGTGCAACGTTTCAAATCGTCAGCATTTTAGCGGAATTGACAGACAATGATGTTTATCAAAGAATTACGGACGGATCGCCGTCGGGGTATCCGCTCCCCGGCGTTGGCGGCTATTATGTTTACGGTAATGCGATTTATACTTTGACGGGAGTGTCAAACTCGGGTACAAGTTTATTTTTTAGATATAATCGCTATACAGGCGCAACAAACAATAATGACGCTTACGGTTATATCGACAAATCAGAACTAACGATTTATAAAAAACCTGTTACAATTTATTAAACGGAGAGTGTGATATGTATTACGTATATAAAGACGGCGAAATGTTTTGTACTGCAACTTTTGTCGGCGACAAATCAAAAGCGGAATTAAACGGATATAAGGCAATAACCGACGCGGAGTATAAAAAATTGTGCAACCGCGAGTTGTGTTGGAAAAACGGTAAATTGTACCCCTATCCGTCTACCGACGAGGAAAAAGAAAATGAAAACAAACAGGCGAAACTTGCACGTATCGCCGAATTAAAACGGTTGCTTTCCGATAGCGATTACAAAGCCTTGAAATTTGCCGAGGGGTATATATCCGCCGAAGATTATGCCGAAACAAAACTCGCTCGTCAATCTTGGCGCAATGAAATAAACGATCTTGAAAACCAAATCGGAGGCGATGTATGAACGCAACGGAAGTAATTGGTCTTATCGGCACGATAGCGGCAATCGCCGTCGGCGTTGGCGGGATAATAACGTTTTTTTCTACGCGTAAAGATCGCGCAAAAAAAGACGGCGCGGACACGGCAATCGTAAACGCGAAACTTGATAACATTAAGTCGCAAAACGAAACGATAATGCTCGGCAATCGTAGTATATCGGATAAAATAGACAGTCTGAACGAGCGCGTATCGCGCACGGAGCAAACGGTAGCCGACGCGCATTTATCGGAAATCCCGCCGCGTATAGCGGCGTTGGAGTCGTCGGTAAAGTCGGCACATCATAGGATTGACGAAATACAAACAAAAATTGACGGGAGGCATTTATGATTATCAATTATAGCGGCAAAGTGCCGAGCAGTAAAAATTTGCGTATCGGCGTAAGAGAAAACAATCTTGTCGACTCGCTTGTTTTTATAATCGACCGCAGGCAGGGCGCGATTGATCTTTTCGGTTTTACGCCGAAAGTCAAAATCGTTTCGGAAGAAAAAACGCTTGCGGAAGATACCGACAAGGGTTTTACGGTTGAAAAAACGGGCTACAACGAGAGCAACGACGACGGCGGTGGGCAATATAAAATCACGTATCCGTTGCCCGATTACGTTACGCGCGAAGGTAATGTTGATTTGCAACTTTATTTTACAAAAACGGAAAGCAAAGACAATGCGCCCGTGTTTCAAACGCAAATTATCAATATTACGTTTGACGACGCGATTAACGTTGACGAGTCTATCAGAACGGCATACCCGAATATTGTAAGGGAATTGACGGACAAAACAAACGCGGCGGTAGACACCGCAAACAAGGCGGAAGAAAGCGCGAGCGCGGCGGTTGCAACGGCTAATGAGGCGGATAAAAAGGCAAGCCACGCGGAAAGCCTTGCGGAGTCGGTTGTTTCCAACGAAACCGCGCGGCAGGCGGCGGAACGTGAAAGGCAATCCGCCGAAATCGTCCGAGAGGAAAACGAAACAAGTCGCAAAAACAACGAAACCGTGCGAAAAGAAAACGAAATGTTGCGCGTAAAGTCCGAAGATACGCGAAACGTAAACGAAACCACGCGTCAAAGCAACGAAACCGCCCGAAAATCGGCGGAAGATAAACGCGTTGTGTCGGAAAATTCCCGCGTGGGCGCGGAAGATGTCAGATCTAAAAACGAAACATCAAGGCAAACGGCGGAAAATGCGCGGGCGGCGGCTGAAACTAATCGCGCCGACGCAGAAAAAAACCGCGTATCGAACGAAACCACGCGTCAAAGCAATGAAACAACCCGAAAGACGAGCGAAACGGAACGGCAATCGAACGAAACCACGCGTCAAAATAACGAGTCTACGCGTAAAACGAACGAAACGGCACGCGGGGCGGCGGAAGATACGAGAAAAACAAATGAAACGGCGCGTATATCTGCCGAAAATACTCGCAAAGCAAACGAAGATCAACGCATAAAAAATGAAAATCAGCGCATAGCGAACGAAAACGCACGGCAGGAAGAACTTGAAAAAAAAGTCGATAAATCGCAATTATCGGTTGAACCGTCGGCGAATAAAGTGTCGCAATTCGACGAGTACGGCAACCAAAAAACAGGCGCGCCGCGCGAGGATAATGATTGCGTCCGTCAAGTCGATTTGAAAAACGCACTTCAAAGCGCGGACAACTTTTATGCGGCATTGTTAAACGATACAAATACGACAAGTATTTTCAAAGCGTGGTATAATGCGGTATCGAAAGACGAAGGCGACCGCTTTACACTTCTTGAACGATTTTTCAAGATGTGCGCGCTTAACAATAATCAGATACATACGGTAAGGTTTGTAAGCCCCTCCGTGTCGTCGGAAAGTCGCGGCACGCCGCTTGATTGGCTCGCCGATAAAAAAGCGCAAAATCTATCGACCGACGCGGGCGTTGTTGCAAATGCTAACAAGTGGATTGACGCGGAAGGTACGGGAAGAACGGACGGCGAGGATTGGGCAACCGAAAACCGCTTAACGTGGTATATCCGCGCGAACGCGTTATCGCTTGAAAACGGCAAAATGAACGTAACCGCGATTGAGAGTATCGACGCCGCGTTTGATATTACAGGCGAAACCGCTCCCGTATACACGTTCCAACTTTCGCCGTACTTTAAGGAAACGGACGACGGCACATATTTAACGAAAAGTTGGCGCGCAACACCCGCCGAAGGATATGCACCGTTTAACGATAACGTCGATTTTGACGGCAACCCGCGCCCGCTCACGTGGCACGCGTCTTTCGGTGGCTCGCTTGCAACGGGCGGCAAATTGACAAGCGGCGCGAATAAACACCCGGCAAACTTCAATTCGGCGTCAGCGGGGCAAACGGCGGCGCAAAAATGGAACGCAAACGAGGGGTGCGGCGCGGACGCAAATGCAAAATGGATTTTGTATGAATGGCAACACCGACACTTCAACCTCGAAAATTCGGGAATTTGCGAAGGGTGTTTGAGTTATTCGCTGTCATATGTTGTGGCGGTTGCGGAAAGCGATGTTAAACGCGTTATCGTAACTACCGCACAAGGCGCAAACTTCGTTATCGGAAGTAATGTATACGTCGGCGACAACGCGGACGCAACGAAAGCACCCGACCGCGGCGCGGCAAACGCCCGCAATATCTCAAACGGGTTTGCGAAAATATTAAGCATTGAAAGCGTAACGATTGACGGCGCGGCATACACGGCGTTAAATCTTGAATTGTCGGCAACCATTACAACCACCGCGACGACGTGGGTGCAATCCGCCCCGTGGGATACGGGAACGACGGAAAAGGTGTCGGAACATAACGACGGCTCGATTGTGTCGCTTACAAACGGTAAATATCCGTTACGTTGTGCGGGTATGGAAGTTTTGATCGGTGCTTATTTTATCGGGCTTGATGTTTTGTATAATGTTACCGCAAACGCAACGAGCGGTTTTGACTACGCAATTAAAGAATGTAAAAACGCAACGAAATACGCGTCGTCCATAACGGCGGATTACAACGATACGGGATTATCGTATGAAGGATTGGCGGCGGGGTGGAATTGGGTTAAAAAATTCAAAATTACAGACAAACCCGTTTTATTTGTGGATACCGTCGGCGGCTCGTCGTCGGGGTGGCTCAAATCCGCCGTGTATGGCGCGAGCTCGTCGGGCGTGCGTTGTCCTTGGCGTTTTGGTAATTTGGACTATGGCTCGCCTGGCGGTCTTGCTTGCGAGAGTTTGAGCAATGCGCCTTTCTACTCGGATTGGAGCGGCGTGCCTTGGCTTGCAGGGGCGGAAAAAAAGCGGGGTGAATATGCGGGGCAACCCGCATAAAGGGGCAAGACCCCTGCAATTATACAATAATTAAAAAATATAGGGTGTTACGGTGTGGCGCGTTGCCGTGTATGGCACGAACTCGTCGGGCGTGCGTTGTCCTTGGCGTTTTGGTAATTTGAACAATGGCACGAATGGCGGTCTTGCTTACGAGAATTTGAACAATTCGCCTTTCAACTCGAATTGGAACGGCGTGCCTTGGATTACTGAATTTTATTTGATCGAAAAAGATCATAACGCCGTAACGCCCTTGCAATAGCAAAAATCAAGTAAAACCGCAAATCCCGTCAAACGGATACGCGCGCCCGCGGGGTGCGAGTGGGGTTAGTAGTAATATTCCGATGTCTGACGTAAGATAATCGGTTACCCGAAAACCCTTTGACTATAAATTCAGTAAGCGATATGAAACAAAGATATAATGAATTGACAGAAGATTTGATTTTTCAAGCGGTAAAAGATTGTTTCGCTAAAAAATGGGAGCGCAACGACGTGTCGTCAACCGTGGAAGAATATGCGGGCATACGTCGTCAAGACATCTCGCGGGAAATAGGCGAAAACAAAAATTACTTAAAACAACAGGCAATAATAAATATCGGCTACGAAGTAGAAAATCGCTTAAAACGGTTGTTAAATGGGAATGCGAACGCCCTCGAACTTGATCCCGTCGTTTTTCATAACAGGAAAGACGGAATGAACGGAAAAGTACGAAAAATCGCGTATTGCTGTATATTCCACCAAATTTTTAACCACGTTGCATATTTAGGACTGAAACCGTTACTCAATGCAAAAATTTTACCGTCGCAATTTGCGTCAATTCCAAAACGTGGGCAAACAGGGTTGAAAAAGTTTGTAACGAAAAAATTGCGCAAGAAAAAATATAATATACGCCACGCCCGCAAAACCGACGTAAAACACGCGTATGAAACAACGAAATACGCAAAAATCATTGCAATTATAAGAAAAGAAATCCCGTCGGCGCGTTGGATAATTCTTTTATTAGAAGAACTTGCGAAAATGTCGCCCGAAGGTTGCTTGATAATAGGCGGATACCTCGACGCGTGGTTGTTTAATTTTTTGATGTCTTATGTATTGCGGCACGCGCGCAACCAAAATAAACTCAAACGCGGCAAGAAAACGCCACTTATAAAAGAGGTCGCGTCATTTATGGACGACTTCGGTTTTATGGGTAGCCGCGCGGCGGATATTGCAAAAGATATAAAAATCGTAAATCGGTATTTATCAAACGCGATGTCGTTATCGTTGAAATACGGAAAAACAACGGATTTTCTTTCGATCAAAGAGGAAAAGGAAAAACGAAGGGAAATAAAGCCGTCAAGACGTGCGTGTCCTTTCTTGGATATTGGCGGCTATCGTATGCACGCAAGCCACGTAACGATCCGCGGCGCGATATTTATTCGGTTGCGCCGGGCATACTTGCGGGCAAACAAAGAAGTTGAACAAAGCGGCTCAATGTCTATACAACGGGCGTATAAAATTGTCGCTTACTTCGGCTACGTGAAAAATTCCGATAGTAGGGGCGTGCGGAAAAAATACAACGTCGATATGTTGCATAGTATCGCGAAATCGGTTGTATCGAACTATCAAAGAAAAATAAATAAGCGGAGGCTCATAAAATGATTGTATCAAATCAAAGCACAAAGACGGAACAAAACTCGCCGATTAAAGATGTTGAAATCGAACTTGTCGGCAACAAATCGCGCGTTATCCTGCACGACAATATCGCGCAGGAAGAACGGGAAACGGACGACGGCAACAAATACATTGCGTATACGGCGGACGAGGTGTCGTTTTATTACGACGGCAAAATAACGGCGGAAGATGTCCGCGCGGATTTTGCGGCGTATTGGTATTTTGCGGAACACGGCGAAACAAAAGAGGAGCGGTATAATCGTTTGGTTGCCGCTTTCGTGCGCGAAAAATATTCGCAAAATGCGGTTGAGGCGATAATCAATAATTATCTTGCTGATCCTAACAATACGGAATACGTCGCCGAATTTACGGCGTTGCAGAACTTTCGTAAAGAATGTAAAGCAAAAGCAAAGGGGGATTTATAAGGTATGAACGAAATTATTGCGTTTTTCGCGAAATACGGTTTGATTTTAACGCTTATCGCGGTTGTAGGGGTTATAATACTCGGCATAATGAAATATTGTAATCTCTTTAAGAAGTTGCCCGAAAAATCACGGCATTACGTTTATTTGATAATCTCGATCGGGTTGTCCGTGATTGCCACAATAATATATTTACTTATCGTAGGGCAATTTGAGATTACATACTTTTTAGCAATCGCGGCGGCAATTTATGCAATCAATCAGACCGCCTATAATTTTTTTAAGGTTACAACGCTTGACAAGGCTTTTGAAAAATTGCTTGATCTTATTAAGCGACTTATAAAGAAAACGCCGGGCAAGCCCGACGAATAAAACAAAAGGACACCTCGGCGGTGTCCTTTTTCTTATATTTTAGCAAGTAGCATTACTTCGACGCCGTAATTGCGCCCGTCGTTTCCGCCGAAAATTGCCGTGATTACGCCGTCAAATCGGCAACCGTCCTTATATTTTTTTAGTATCTTTTCGGCGTTTTCGTTTGGTAACACACCGATTGATTTGTTTGTAACGGAATTATAAACCTCGATTGTGTGCGGGAAGTCGTCCGTCGGGGTGTGTTTTATAAGCAACCTATCGCCGACAACCGACTCCGCGATTGCGTTTTGCCGATTGTTGAACGTAACGCCGTTTAATTTAGTCGTATATGGAAGTTTGCTATCTATAACAAACGGAAGGTCGATATTGATATACACAACGTTGTTATCGGCGTCAATGTTTGAAACCGTAAAAGAACGGTCGTCCGTTCCGCTTGATAAACGTAAAGATTTTTCGTAAGAGAAATAACCGACTTTAATGTCATTTACATAACACGCGCCGTCAATATGCGCCGAGCCGTTGCTTGATGTAAAAATGCTTGATTTTTCAAATCGAACAACTCCACGATCGCCGACGGCGATATTATGTTCCGTCAAGCAATTTTCGCGCAAATTTATTTTAACATCGGTATTGTATTGAGGTAAAACAGACGGAACGCGTGCGGCGGTTTTAGGCGTTAAAACGCTCGCAGGAGCGCAAAAATTCGGGGGGGGGGTACTAAATGAGAAATATTAAAATCGTCGTTTTTAGGCTCGTTTTTCGGCTTTTGGGGGCGTGATTTTATGGCAAGCACGGTAAAGAAAACGCCGACCGCAAGACAGACAATCGCAAGCGCGGTTTGCGCGCCTTGCATACTTTCCCCGAAAATAAGCGCGACCGCAACAAAAGGCAACCACGACGCGCAAGCAATCAAAACCCGTAACGAGCGTTTAAGATTATAAAACCACTTCATAACAAAAGCCCCTTTATTTGATACTATATATATATTTTATAAAAAAAATTCCGTCCTGTCAATCAGAACGGAAACGAGTGCGGGGAAGTTTTCAAAAATTATCAAAATATTTTTGAAAAAGTGCGTAAAATCGTTTGACTTTATCACTACATAGTGATATAATATAAGTACAAAGATTGAAGGAGGTAATACGAAATGCGCAAGCCAAAAGAAAAGCCTTGCTACGAAATAAGTTACATAAAAGTAACTTATGACAAAAACGGAAATGTTGCAACCGTAACCGTTAAAGTCGTTAGCAAGGCACAAAGCAAGCGGTAAACCGCTAACCGAAAGGCGGGGGGGGCGAAAGCCCCTTGCCGATTAGGTCATCTATAATATATCAAAAAAATAAATTTAAGTCAAGGAGTTACAAGGTATGAAAATCGAAAAAATTATTGAAAACACTCAAAAAACGGTTGAAAGTATGCAAGTATCGACCGAAAATCTCATTATGGCGATAACAAAGTTGCTTGAAATCACGCACAAAAACGGGCTCGACGCCGAGGCGGTCGCCGCGTTAGCGGATTGTGGCATTACACTTGAAATCGAAGAGGATTAAACTATGACACGTAGCGAGGCACAAAAAGCCGCCGATAAACGTTACCGCGAAACGCACAAAAAAGACTCCGTAACGTGGGGTACAAAATTAACGCCTGCCGAGGCGGCGGAAATAGACGCCATTATAAAAAATTGCGGTATGAATAGAGCGCAGTTTTTGCGTTGGGCGGCGGGCGAATTACAACAAACAAATAAATAAAGGATAAACGGTAAAGCGGGTTGCCACACGGTAGCCCGCTTTTTACACACAAAGGTTTAATATATGAAAGGCATAAAATATAGCGCAAAAGAAAAATATAAGGCTCTCACAATGTGGCTTAACGAAAAAGTCGATATATTAAAAGTGAGTAAAAAATTCAAATGCTCCGAGCGCACGTTGTGGCGTTGGAAAACGATGTTTGACGGCACGATTGAAAGCCTGCAAAATAAATCGTCGCGCCCGCATACAAAGCACCCGAACGCACACACCGCGGAAGAATGGGCGCAAATCGCGATGTTGTTAAAAGAACGCCCCGACATCGGCTACGCCGAGGCGTTGGGCGAACTTCGGCAAAAGTATGCTTATAAACGTACTTACTTCGGTTTTTATCGTTTTGTCGTTAAAAACGGATTACGTCCGCATAAGGTAATTGAAAAACGAGAAAACAAGCCTTACGACACGCCCGAAATGCTCGGTATTAAAATGCAAATGGACGTAAAATATGTGCCACTCGATTGCAATGTCGGAAAATTCCGCGACGAAAGATTTTATCAATATTCTATAATCGACGAGGCGACGCGCGAGCGGTTTATATATGCGTATAAAGAAAAATCGGGGTACTCGACGCGCGATTTTGTAAAACGCGCTTTAATTTACTTCGGGTATTTACCAAAAACAATTCAGACCGACAACGGCACGGAATTTACAAACCCGAAAGGAACGGGCGAAGGGAAAATACACACGGTCGATATATTGTTAAATCAAATAGGCGTTAAACATCAACTTATACGAGCATACACGCCGCGCCACAACGGAAAAATTGAAAGATCGCACCGTAGCGATCAAGAAGGTTTCTACAATAAATTGAAATTTTCGTCTTTTGAGGAATTGCAAGAAAAAATGTCGGTGTGGCTTACCGTGTATAATAATCGCCCGCACTCGGCTTTACGAAATCGGGAAGGTAAAAAAGTATGGCAAACACCGCTACAAAAGCGCGCCGAACTTTTGGAAATCTTACGGGAAATAGACAACGAGCCAAAAATTAGATTTTTGAAAAAGAAATCTTAAATGCGGGCGGCGGATATTTACACCCGGCGGAAACGTCGTCGGGTGTTGTCGTCGTGCAATAAAAATTCCGCTTGACTTATCTTTCCGAAAAAAGTATAATATTTTTGTAGAAATTGACGGGAAATTACCCCGATTTTCAAAGTTTATCAAAAATTTTCAAAAAAAATTTGAAAAATACCGAAAAACGTTTGACAAATCTACACTCTGTGCCCTGTTTTCGCTTGTTTTTTGCTTTTCGCTGTGCTATAATAAAATAAATCAGATGCAGGGCGGGCAGGTATTCGCCCCGCACCGTGGGAGCCGTTCGGGGAAAGTTTTGGAATGTCTTGACCCCGTTCGGCTTTGCTTTAATCACTACGTCGTTAAATTTATCGGGTTATAAATTCGATAAGTTTAACGATTTTTTCATCTGTCCAGCCTTGCGAACGCAAGTACTGAATTAAGCGAAAAATTTCGCCGCCTGTCATTTCGTCCATTTTCCTTTTACCTGCCTTTTTTATATTCACGGCTTCGCCGTGTCGACCTGATTTCCCGACGACCGAGAACGGAACCCGTTCCATTTTCGGGAGCCTCGCGGGGTTTGGTTCCGCTTGGCTCCGTTGTTCGGTGTTTTTGTTCCACTTCCGATCGCCTCAAAATCACAAGACTACGCCGCGGGAACTGTGTAAAATCTATTCTTTTCGGCAGAAAAGCGCGGTACGCGGATTTTACACTGTGAGCGCGCCGTAGTAAAGTGATAAAGAGGCAGGCACAGGAAGGGGAACAGCCGAACGCCCTTAGGAGACAAGTGAAACCTAAGGGGCAAGACCCCTTTTCAATTCCTGCCGCATAAAAAAGCCCGCTTTCATTACGGCGGGTTTTCAAGCGGTTTAGCGGGGAATCCGCCGCTGCGCGGCGATTCCCCCGGAAATCAGGCATTATTCTATAAACGTGGCTTACACGATTTATCAGAACACAAGTTCCGTCTTATCCGTGGTAATGCTTTCAACGCCTTTCTGTCCTTCGATTACGGACGAATCGAGAGTGATTCCGAAAGTCGCAAGTTGCGTTCCGCCGTTCGCGGTGTAAATTACGATTTCGTACGCGTTACCGCTGAAACCTTTAATCGCGGAAATCAGTTTGTTTTTCTGCGCGTTGCTCGTATACAGGTCTTCGCCCCAGGTTTTATCGAACCAATCGGAAAGGGCTTTCGTGCTACCGCCCGAATATTCGGCAAGATCGGAAGCGTTAAGTCCCGCGTTGGTGATAGCGGTCTTGAATGCCGCGGTAGGCTTAATCGTGAAATATTCCGCTTTATCCGTATTCGCACGGGTATAAACAGAAGACTTATTTACCGTAACGCCTGCGGTTACATTCTTTGCTTCCGCAAAAGTCGGGATAGCCGTATAAGTCTTTGTTCCCGTAGTGGAAAGAACTTTTCCGTCAACGGCGAACGAATAACCCGTAGTGCGTTGTAAATATTCGACGTTCAAAGTCGCATATGCTTCGGCGTTATCTCTCGAAGTGGTTTTTACGATAATCTGTTCGCCGAACGCCGCAACGTTCTGAATAACCGCCGTCAATGCGCCGTCCGATGAGGGGGTAACGGTTACGTAGTCGGTTACTTTTTTACCGCTTGCCCAAGTCGAACTTGCGTTCGCAAACGATACCGACCAGTCTACTTTCTGATTCGCCGCGTCGGCGGGATAAACGGTTGCCGTTACCGTGTATGCGGTTTCCGCCTGCACGCTTACGCCGTATGTTTTATATTCCGCTACGGGAATTTTCATCGCCATAAGTCTGATACCCGCGCTTTCGCCGTTTTCGATACTGGCTTCGCCTTTGGTCGTGTCATCTTCGGGCGTGTTCGGTTCTTCCTGCGCGGGCGGTTTTATATTATCCCAATTTTTGAATCCGTTAGAAAGCACGCCCACAAAGGCTACGCCGCCTGCAACCACCAAAGCAAGCAACCCGCCCAGAACTCCGTTTAAAACTTTGCTTTTCTTATACTGTTTGTTATTACTCATTTTGTTTTTCCTTTGCCGCTTATCGCATACGGCTTCGCTTATTTTTTTATCTTTGTTTCGGCGTTTTTTTCTATCCCGAAATACGCTACGCTTTTTTTATTCCGCTTCCCGTTTTCGTTATAGAAATGATCTACAATCTGCCGCTTCGCCGTTGCGTTCAGATCATACGTATTGCCTTTGTACGTCGGCTTCTTCTTGTCGCTCGCCGTTACAATCATATTCGGCATACGAATATCGATTTTACCGATTATGGTATATTTTGGATTTAATCTTTGCGTTCCGTTCTTTGTAGGGATCCACGCTTCGCGAGAATCTATCAAACGAACGCCTTTGTGTTTTAAACTGTAATTTACGCTTGACATTTCAAATCACCTATGATATAATTTTAATTGTAACACCGAGACCCCGTAGGGGGTAGCAACTGGATCTCCGAGTTGACAGAGAAGAACGTTTTGTTACCTTGGTGCGTAGACTTCTCGCTTAATCGTCTTGCCTTTCGGCAAGGCGATTATTTTTTTCTATCATAAGAACGGTTGAAGCCTGCGCTAAAACTTTTACTCATAGCAGAAGTTTTACAAAAATCTTTCCGCATTTCCCAATATGGAATATTGTTTTGATTTTGTGCAAAGCCTGCGCCAACACCTGCCCAATATGCACGCTTTTCTGCCGCCGTATATTTCGGCTTGTTTGATTTTCTTTTTGCCATTTTCTTGCACCGCCTTACTGTTTGATTTCAACTACGACTTTCGCAGGATCGGCGGTTTTTTTCGCTTTCTTCCCGCGCGACTTTTTCGCCGTAAGCGGGGGATATTTATCGGGCTTAGACCGCGCCATCGCCGTACCTTGTTTCCAACCCGCTTCGAAAGAAGAACGGTTTTCGGGCGTATCGAATTTGATCGCTTTGTTATGGTACGCCGTGGCGTAGCCCATACCCGAATAATACGCCCGCTTCTGCGCGCGGGTGTACTTATTTTTGCCTTTTTGTTTTGCCATTGTTTTATACCTGCCTGTATATTTTTTTCTTCGAGGAGTTACCCCGAAGTTTTTAACAAATTTTTCCGCTTTGATAGGGCGGTTAATTATCGCGTTTCGGCTTTTCTTTCGGAATCGCCTTAACTTCTTTCATTTCTTCCTGCGTGCCCTTGAAAACGTTATCCGTATTCGGACTTTCGCACATTTCGCCGAACAATTTCGCGAAATCCGTTCGCGGCGTTTCTTCTTTTTTCTCTTTCCATAAATCGTTGACGAAAACTTGTCCTAAACCTTTGCCGCGCCCTTTTTCGTCCAAACCCTCGTTATATACCGTTATTTCTTCTTTCGTGATATTCACGAAACACGAAATTCGCCGATAAAACTGATTTAAATCTTCCAAGGAAAGCCGCCTTTGCTTGCCGCGGCTTTGTATCGGTTCTTTATACCATTTCCACGGCTCGTCCGTCGAAGTGATGATTATGATTTTTCCGTCGAAAATTTTATTGTTGTATCGTCCGATAATCGACGAAGCCGTGTGATTATCTAAAATTTTCAGCATATCCTCGAACTCAAACCAGTAATCGCGGCAATCGTCAAGAATGATTCCCCATTGTCCTTTGTAATCCTGAAACGGATCGTTCGACGAAGAGGACATACAAAAATCATATTTTAACTTATCCCGTAAAAGTTTTTTCGCGTAAGTCGTTTTTCCCGTTCCGCCTTTCCCCGTGATAAACATTACTTCGATATTCCGCTCGGTGTGTAAGGAACGGTATGCACACTCTAATTCCCAACGTTTTTTTAATTCCGCGTAATATTTCAGTTGTTTCTCCGCGGAAAGGCTGTGAACGTATTCGATTTGCTGCGCGTAACTGTATTTCGTGAAATCGCCGAACGTTCTTTCAATTTCCGCTTCTTTTACGAAATCGAAGTTTGCCGTAACTTCTTCCGGGGAATATCTGTGTTTGAATTGCTGACTTTCGTTTGCGTGGGTGAGATAATCGAGCATGGAGCCCGTTTTCTGAACTTTATTTACGTACTGCGGTTCGATTCCGAACCAACTTGCCACCATATCGAACGGAATCGTCGCGCGCCCGAAGTTCAGGTAGATGTGATAGTGCGGATCTTCCAGCACCAGTTTTCCGTCTTTCGTTTCCTTGTAATCCTTGTCGTGGCAGATGATTGCATACTTTTTTATCGTTTTATACCGTTTAATCGTGTTAATCGGCGGTTCTTTGAAATAAGGCAGATAATTCATTACCTCACATTCTTTCCCGCTCGGTATTTTCTTGCTTTTTTCAGCCGTTTTCTTTGATTTCATTTTTTTACCCCTCGAAACCAAAATTTTTCCCATTTTTCCCACTTTTTCCCAACGCTTTGGACAAGCCCCGTCGCGTTGGGAATTATTATGGAAAAATTTAAGAAATCTCTTTTAGAATAACGGTTTTATTCAGTTTATAATTGAATATTTTTTCTGTTGATTTTTTCCCGTTTTTCCCATTTTTCCCAAATATAAGTTTTTTGCGCTGTTTTTATGCCGCAATTTGCCTGTAAAAGGGAAGCATTTATCTGTAAGATTCCGTATAAAAATATCCGTTGCGTTCAAAAGGGAATTTCGGGCGCGACTTCTCCCGTGGCGGAATCGACTTTCAAGGCTTGTCCTGTTTTTTCTTTCGGCGCTGCGGGAACGGCAGTTTGAACCGTAACGGGCGCGGAAACCTGCGCTTCGTCTTTCTTCGGGCGTTCGGGTAACGTATCAGCAAACACAGACAGCAGCGTTTTGCGTTCCATATATCTGTCGTCTCTGCCCGTTTCTTTGTTCTCGAAGTATTTCACTTCCACGGGTACGAGAATATCACCGCACGAAACGAAAAAATTCGTCGCGATCTTTTCTTTCCCGTCTTTCTGATCTACATACGGAACTCTTCTCTTGAATAAATTTACCTGCAT